GTTCGCAGGGTGGCTAACGGTGCAGGGACAGGAATCAAGCCAGAGTTTAGCGCGATACCAGGCTGTCACAATCACCACACCCTACAGCACCAAAAAGGTGAGAGCGCAGTGGGTGGCAGAGAGTATTGGGATAAACTACAGCGAAGGTATCTGGATGATTGGCTCTGGCATGCGATCAAAAAGAACATGGGCGTTGAATCGATGGGTGACGTATCACCACTATCTATGAGGCTATGGTGTGATGACAACGGCATATCGGTAGCGACACTGCCAGCAGACTACAAATAGGGTGCGACCATGACCAGAAAAGTAACAGGCAAAAAGAGTATCCAGAAAAAGAAACTGCGAATAGTTTATGTACCTGTTTCTGATTACGGTCATCCCATCGGTGAGCATCACCACAAGGCGAAGATAAGCGATGCCGATGTCGAACTGATGCGACAACTGAAAGAACAGGGCCAAGCCTTGAAGGAAATTAACGAGCGTTTTCCAGAAGTAAGTGAGTGTACAATTAGAGACATCTGCTTATACAAGAAACGTGCAACAACACCTGCGCGATGGCGTAAGGTTTACAAAGAGGGATAGGGTATGGCTAGACCAACCACATGGAGTAAGGAAGTAGAAAGGGACGCATGGAAGTACATCGACCAATACCACAAGCATGGGCATGCTGTGCCATCAGTGGTAGGGCTTTGCAGTGTTTTAAACCGAAGCAGGTCAACTCTATACTTGTGGGCCGAGGAAGGTAAAGGGGAGTTTTCGGACATATTACAAGCAATCAACGAGAAACAAGAGCTTGTCACGTTCAATGGTTCGCTTCTTGGCGACCTTAATCCGACCATCGCAAAGCTTCTTTTGGGCAAGCATGGGTATCACGATAAGCAAGACACCAAGACCGAAGGGACGATGAACATAAGTGTCGTATCTGAATTTGACGACTAAGAACGTTCGCTTTGGTTTTCCTCTCCGAGAGTGGCAGAAGCTGTGCGCTAAAATCAAGGTGCGCTTCTTGGTTCTAGTTCTACACAGACGAGCAGGAAAGACAGAGCTAGGGCTTAAAAAACTTCTCGATAGCGCGGTAAAGACAGAGCTAGAAATGGCCCTTTACTTCTACGTTGCGCCATTGCTGAAGCAGGCGAAGATCATTGCATGGTCACGACTCAAGCAGATGGTTGCGCCACTCGTACCTTTTGGTGCGGTTATCATCAACGAGTCTGAGTTATTCGTTCGGTTTCCACACAACGGTTCAATCATCAGAATTTACGGTGCTGACAATCCCGATGGCATGCGTGGTGTGCGTCTGGATGGCTGTGTATTGGACGAGGTGGCTCAATTCAAGCCAGAGGTATGGGAGGACATAATACAGCCAGCACTGTCAGACAGACTTGGTTGGGCATGGTTTATCGGCACACCAAAGGGCATCAATTTATTCAGCAAGCTTTACTTCGCGGCAAGGGGAAGGGAAGATTGGGGTAGAGCTTTGTACACTGTGTATCAAACAGACGCTCTGCCGACTACCGAGGTTGCGCGGCTCAAGGATGAAATGAGCGAGGAAGCTTTCAATCGAGAGTTCATGTGCGACTTCGCGGCTGGTGGGGAATCACAGCTAATTAGCCTAACAGACTGCCACACTGCCGCAGACAGGCTTTACGCTCAGTCAGAGATGGATTACGCACCTGTGATCATTGGCGTTGATCCTGCGCGATTTGGCGATGACAGGTCAGTGATCCAGAGGCGGCAGGGCTTGCAGGCTTATGACCCTGTCGTTTACACCAAGATAGATAATATGTCGCTGGCTAACAAGGTGGCTGAGACAATACGACAGCACAAGCCTGATGGTGTGTTCATCGACAGTGGTGCAGGTGCAGGTGTCATCGATAAGCTTAGGCAGATGGGCTTTGATGTCATCGAGGTTCACTTTGGCGGCAAGGCTGATTCAAACGAGTATTTCAATAAGCGTACTGAGATGTGGTACAAAATGAAGCAGTGGATAGAGTCTGGTGGCGCGATACCCAATGACGATGACCTTAAGACTGAGCTTGCAACACCAACCTACAGCTACGATGCCCAAGACAAGAAGAGGCTAGAGTCTAAGGATGACATCAAGAAAAGGATGCCTGGTGGTGAATCTACCGATAAGGGTGACGCACTCGCACTCACTTTTGCCTACCCAATAGACAAGAAAGTGGGCGACATGGATCAACAGTCGCTGGACGATTACGACCCATACGACTAACAAAACACCACCAATACTGGGGTATTTAAGCGATAAACCTTGCACCTATGCGGGTTTCAGAGGTATTATTTAATTCTCAATAACATTTGTAAGCCCCTTGTTAATGAGCGAAGGCCGCCAATATGTCCCCCCGACATGGCGGCCTTTTTTATGGATGCCTCTATGCATAGCCATAACTTGTTATTCGTCTGTAATAATTCGGATGTGAATGAATTGATGAGTAAATGGTTCAAGCAAGATGAGTCTGCTATCGAGTGGGCAAGGATGCTTTGGGACACCATTCAGTTATGGGATGACATCTACGATGGCGATGAGGTTGATAAGAATCACCTCAATCTAGTCATGCTCAATACAATGACCAAGATGACCACTAACCTCTTCTACCTACGCCATGTCAGCAAGCTGTCGGCTCAACTTGAGTCGTGCATCCTCCAATGGATCACAGCCAATCGATACGAGGAAGTGGAGGATCAAGACATCGGGGGATATGAGAGAGCTTTTATTCTAAGGGCTGGCTACTACAGCATGATGCACTACATAACCTACCTGATTGGCGGTCTAGCTTGGGCTGACCAGCACTCAACAGAAATATGGTCAAGCTACGGTGAGACTTTTGAACAATACTTAAAGGAGTTTTAATATGCCCGATCCAGTTACGGCAATCGTTTCAGCAGTTATAGGCGCAGGTGCTAGTGTTTATAGCGGGAAGAGTGGTGCGCGGAAGCAAGTTAACTCCGCTAATCAACAGGCCGAGCGAGAAAAGGTCTATCAAAGCCAACAGCTTGAGCAACAACAGGCAGAGTTAGCACAGCAACAGGTTGAGTTTGGCAAGCAACAAGAGGTTTACGCTGAACAGGCAAAGTTCGCTCAAGAGCAACTTCGCATGCAGGGTGAGTCGATAGGCATGCAGGCAAGAAGCTACGAAGAGCAGAAGATTCGATCAGAGAAGCAAGCACAGCAGAACGAGGAACAAATGAACCGAACACTGCAAAAGAAACCAAACACCAAAAAGATACTCAGCGCGGCAAGCCAGAAGTCTAAGGCTGGTGTCGGAGGCACTCTGCTTACTGGCCCAGGCGGTGTCAACCAATCTGACCTAACTCTAGGCAAGAGTAGCCTGCTTGGTTCATAATGAAAAACGATCTGGAGGCTCTGAGGGCGAAGGAAGCTTATTTTAAGCGTTGGTCTAATCTAAAGACTGAGCGTTCGTCTTGGATGCCAGAGTACCGCGAGATTAGTGAGAACTTTCTGCCGAGAACAGGTCAGTTCTTAGTGACCGACAGAAACCGCAAGAAGCATTGGAATCGGATCATTGATAACTCTGCGAATCGTGCGTTGAACATCCTCACCTCTGGATTGATGAGTGGCGCATCGTCACCATCACGACCCTGGTTTGAGATAGAGACAAACGACCCTGACCTTAACAAGAAGTCAGACGTTCGTGTGTGGCTAGATTATGCGAAGGACATACTGCTGACCATCTTCGCTCGATCAAACACATACCGCATGTTGCACTCTTCCTACGAAGAGCTGGCACTCTACGGCACTCACTCTAATATCATCATGCCGAATTACGACAACGTGATTCATCACTTTCCACAAACCTGTGGACAGTATTGCCTGGCAACCGACTACATGGGCAACGTCAACACCTTGTACCGAGAGTTCAACAAGACTGTGCTGGAGACAGTAACTGAGTTTGGATTGAAAAATGTCTCAAGGTCAGTGCAGAATATGTACGGCAACGGCACTCTTGACTCGATGGTAAAGATAATTCATGCGATTGAGCCGAGGGCGGCAAGAGATAAAAACAAGCTTGATGCTCAGAACATGGAGTACGCATCGGTGTATTTCGAGGAAGGCGAGAACAGTTCTAACTACCTTCGTGAGTCAGGCTTTGAAATGTTCAGAGGAACAGCACCAAGATGGAATACGCGAGGCAATGATGTCTACGGTATCGGTATTGGTTCTGAAGCGTTGGGCGCAAACAAACAGCTACAGCACGAACAGCGTAGGAAGGGTCAGGTCATTGATCTGAAAACCAACCCACCTCTACAAGTTCCTGTGCAGATGAAGGGTAGGAACGTAGAGAGACTGCCTGGTGGCATAAACTACTTCAACCCTCAGACACCTGCGGCTGGCATAAGAAACGCATACGAGGTTGATCTCGATGTTGGCACGTTGAGAGAGGACATCTTTGACGTTCGACAGATGTTGCACCAAGCTTTCCATGCCGACATCTTTCTAATGATGAACAGTGCGGTTGATACTCGCATGACAGCGACAGAGGTCGCTGAACGTCACGAAGAGAAGCTGTTGATGCTTGGGCCAGTTCTTGAGCGTCTACACAACGAGCTACTACAGCCACTGGTTGAGATTACTTTCGCGCATGTCGTTGAGGCAGGCATTCTCCCGCCACCTCCAAAAGACTTGGAAGGGCGCAAGCTAAACATCAAGTTCGTGTCGATGCTTGCACAGGCTCAGAAGGCTGTTGGTTTGAACAGCGTTGAGAGAATGATGGGTAGCGTACTGAACGTGGCTCAGGCAAATCCAGACGTATTAGATAAGGTGAACTTCGATGGCTATGTCGATGAGGTTGGAGAGACACTAGGTGTTGATCCGAGGCTCTTCAATGACGAGGCTCAGGTTAAGTTCATAAGAGAAAGCAGGGCTAAAATGCAGGCGGCACAGGCGCA